GTCTGGTTCATGGAAGTAACGATACAACATCTTACCGCTGCTTCCAATGATCTCTTGGCTCCTGTCGGATAATCAATCATCACACCTCGCTTGGCATATCTATCCAAGACCTCACAGACGGCACTGTTATAGGACTGCACACCGGATGCCACACGAAAGTCCACCTCATTCAATAAATCCAGCAGATCTTTCTGCGACTGCAACATAGTTGTCCGAGTAAGATTGTCAAGTTCTCCATAGGTCTTTTGCAACTCTGCATCCATCGCCAAAATAACCGCATTATTTTGTAGTGATGCCTGTACGTCTCCTAACCTCTGCAAAACTTTCTTATCATCAGAAAATGAAGTCATCGCGCTATCCTGCAACAAGCGTCTGACTTCACTCCTGCTCTTTCCGGTGATCTGGGAAATGCGCTTGACGATCTCTGTGTTATGCAAGCCCATCTGTTGCAGTTTCCACAGTTCACGATCTGTCGTACCCGATACTTCCCCGGACTTCATCAGACGTGCAGCAATATCCCTTATGATCCAATCCTCCAGATCCTGATACATCTCTATTAACTTATCTGATTTCCCATAAAAGTAATCCGGTGTAAGCATCTATCCTTTTCCCACCTCTCTCCTAACAATGTTGGTCCATTCTTCCTTATGTGTCTCCTTGGCTGTCTCAAAACAATGATCTCCCGTACCAGGATAGCCATAATGAAGCGGTCGCCCGGCTGGATATTTCGTCTCATACTTCTTTGCCCATGAACTTCCGTTTTCTGCCAGATACAACTCGCCCATATACTGATAATGTGCATAGGGGGTATTCCACGCAACGACACCACCGCCAAGACCTTTGGGATAGTATGCACTCTCCCGCAATGCTCCTACGTCCATTGGCACATACTCGTTGGTATCATTCAAGACCTGCATATCCAGTTTCTTTTGCGCGTTCCGTAGGTTCTTATCCAGTCTATCGGTATCTAGTGTTATATGTACCGCGCCAACTACCTTATTTCGCTTCATCTCTACTCCTCAGCAAATAAGCCTTCCTGTGCCGCCCTTTCAGCATCACACTCAGCGAACATATCGTCTATCTCTTCATCACTCAATCCTTCATACTCTTTGAGATACCTCCGCTTGCTATAGACACCTTGCAACATCAGTTGATATGCTCTGGTGCGATCCTGCTCAAAGGATGCCAGCAGATCTTTGAAATAAAATACATTCTCACCCGGTACATCATCATCCAGAACATTGACATACCCATTCGGCATATCAAAGAATACATCGCAATATACATCCAGTGCATAGATCAGACTCTTGATCGCCTCTTGCAGATTTTTCCGAATATCATTGATGGTCTCTACCGTCTCACTGTCATCGCTCTCAATCTGTGTTGCCGTAATATTTCCGGTCTTGCGATCCAGAATAAATTGCCCCTGTGAAAAGCCCGCCTTGGTCGAAATCATGGATAAGATAGAATTGATGTCCTTAATACGTTCATCCGTGAGCATAGTAGGTACATGCTCCTGCACAGTGTTTTGAGCATCTATTCCGTTCTTCAATCCCTTAACGAAACGTGGCAATCCTATACGGTTTTTAACACCTGTTTTCGGATCTGTTCGCATCAGCGCATTATCATCTATAAAGGTCATGTGCTGCGAGTCATACCCCTCATCGCCTTTTCTCGTCCATGCCACATCCAGATCCTTTAACTCCTCGATACAGTTAGCAAACATGGACACCCCCTCGGGTGATGTGTAATCGATCGTGTTATTATATGGCATTTTGAAATAGCCAAACAAAGGCTCCTGCACATTTTCGATCACATAGTTTTCTTCGATATTTGCCCATTCTGGGACATCATCTAATTTGATTTTTCTTCCCAGCGCATCCTTTCTGTTCGACTTATATGCCTTGTTTTCCATCGCATATAATGTCTCTGGCTCTTCCTCTGATCCACTGGCAATAAAATGATGGTATTCTAACCGCGTATAATAATCGTCGCCTTTAATCAAACGGCTGATAAAGATAATACCGCGGATATCGCCATTGCTGTTCTTTTCCGTGATGATGTAATTACCAGGCAATATATAATCAATCGCTCCTGCCGGATTGTATGTGCCTGTCGGCTTAAAGATAATTCCACCCAGACCACAGGCATCTTCCACCTTATCACGCAGCGACTTGTCAACCATTGCCTGTATGCACTGATTGATATAATCTGCCCGCTCGCTTCCATGGATATCCACCTTTAGATCAATCGTGGTCTTCTTTGCCGTGTAATAACACAGGAACTTTGCGAAGTTGATGGTACGGATATGTTCTCCTACCCAAAAAGGTCGCCCTTGGATGATATTCTGCCATTGATCCTGTGCAATCTCGACAAGTTCGGACGAGATAATATTGACATCAAATTCACTTTTTACATCTGTCTTAAATAAATTCATGAAAAACTCCTTTACCCTTGCAAATATATTCATCTTCCACCACCTACCTAAATATCATCCTCGTAATCGTCATACTCTTCCTCATCGTCTACCTCATCATCATAAAGTCCATTGTTGCGACGGCTCTCCATAATCACACGGTTAAGCCCATAGATCAATGCCATCACACAGTCCTCGCCGAGTGTCGGATATGCATCCGAAAAAGACCCATCCGCCAACTGCTCATGCTCCAGAGTATTCAATTCATGCGCAAGGTGCGGGCATCGTTCTGGATCTACTACAATCTTGGTAGTCTGTTGCAGCCACTCCCAGCAATAATCTCTGCCCTTGCCAGATCCCCAACGTTTCTTTGCGCCGATCACATGAAAGCCCCATTCCTGCATCTCTGCTATGGAGTCGGGTTTTGCAGAATCGGCAATAATCTCAAACGGCATAAATTTCTTTATCTTTCTGGCAAAGGTACTATTCTTGCACTTCTTGGAGAACCTCTCATCAACACAGTACAATGTGTCTGTCTCATCATCATAATATGAAACCTCAAAGGTCTGCGGATGCACAAAGCCAAAGTCCAGACCATAATAGTAAAATGGCATATTGGCTATCTCTATATCTGATATGGTCCTTTCTTCCACATTGTCAAAAATACCTCCACCTGTTCCGGTAACCTCTCCAAGATAGTTATTCCTATAAAACAGAGGCTTTCTGACTTTAAAATCCTCCGCACGCTCAAAAAATCGTTCACCCAGCCACTTGACCGGAACATTGTAGTAATAACTGTGGCATATCCTGGTATGCGGCTTGGTCTTACATTCTTCCACATACTGGTTCATGAAGTTGTTTTTTGACTTCGGCGG